GGGCACTTTGGGGGTGAGTAACAATATCACCCCCAAACTTATCAGAACTGACGGAAACGAAGGAGGTCAGCTTCCTCAGGGGAAACAATACCCAACTCCTCACGTTTCTTGTTAGACTTCTGAGCCTGAAGACAGGTGCCAAGTGCTGCTGCCGGAATGGAGGAAATGATACCCAAGTCAGCGAATGCGATTGGGAGTGTTACAATGCCCAGACCCAAACCAGCCCAGAAGGGAGTCCAGTTCTTTGTACGAGCTGCTACAATACCAGGGAAGATAGGACCGGTAAAGTATGCTCCCAACGCGTATGCCCAAGTACGAACCCGTGCGTTTTCAATATCAACCATCTTCCTTTGTAGAGACTGAGGTGTGTTACTACCACCACGGGGGAGAGAACCACCTTCAAGAGCTTCTTTCTGACGAGTGAGTGAATCAAGTTCCTCATTCTGACGACGCTCCTCAGCTTGTGCCAGGAGTTCTTCAGTACGAGCCACTTTCAGTTTATCTACTTCAGCCCGGAGTTCTTCGATGGTCTGAGTCTTGTTGGTGTCAGTCATGTTAGTTTAAGTTAGTTAATTCAATAATGGGGCAATTTAGGGGTGAGTAACAATTACTCAACGACGATAAAGGAAGGAACCATAAGGGTCAACAACCTCAGGGTTCTCAGCCAATGATTCAATGAAGAATCGAATACCCTTAGCTGGTGCTTTGTAGGAGGCTGGTTTGTAAACCGCACCGGTCTCTTTATCGATGAACATGAAGACCGAACGACCCTCACGAATCTTACCTTGATATACATCTAGACGATAGACCTTGATGTATTTCTTAGCCACTTCATAAGTGAGAATGGTTCCAAAGTCACGATTGTTTTCAACAGAATTAACCTTCCAAAGGTTATTCACCTGTTCAATCATAGCTTCGGTGAGATATTCAGTTTTGGTTTGAGTGAGTGTCATAATAAATCAGTGGTTACACTAGTGGGGCACTTTAGAGGTGAGTAACTATATCTCCCTCTGATGTGGTTGATAGTTCATCAAATAACGAAGACAATCGTCTGCCTTTCTAATATCTTTTTTGTTTCCTGTTTCAAGAAGATTGACACGAAAGAAGGTGAATTCATCATCACCAAAGAGAAGACGAGGATTCTTAGTTTTCATAATCATGCACTGGGTGGATTTGCTTCACGTATGATGATGAATGCCATCATCAGGAACATACAGAACTCGATTGTAAAAGGATGTAATGCCATAATACTCATCCGAGATTGTAGTCACCGACGAGGTGACAGTTGCCTTTAATATCGTAATATACGACTTCAGCGTATCCGTACTCTTCAGCCAGATTGTAACATAGGTCCCAAGCCCTGTCAAGATCACCGAAACAATCGGTGTTCTCATAAGGGTCAGAGGGACATTTGACGAGGTAGTGAATCATAGTTTTAGAAGTGTCTTACACAAGTAGGGCACTTTGGAGGTGAGTAACTATAATCACAGGATATTTGACGCGTATTCCTCCTCTGTCACCAGCTCATTGCCGTTCCAGATGAAGTCCTCACGACCGAGGCAATCATCACCATAGTCCTCAACATCTCCATCAACAATAGTAGCCCAACGACGTGGGATAAGTGATACTCTACAAATCTCATCCTCCTCTAGTTTGGATACTTGTTCCTCCAAACTTTCCTGAAGGGATATACCTAACCCTTCATACCAGTAAGTATCAATGGTTTCGTTACGATCCTCCTCATAGAAACAACCATCTTCAAATTCAAAGAAATGAGATTCAATGGTGTAGAATTCACCTTTGTTGAGTTCAAGTACGTTTGTCATCAGTTGCCCTCAGGAATAGCGACAACTTCGGCTTCAAATTCATCTTCAAATTGATGAAGGTCGTAAGCCGTCCATGAACCATTTTCCCAGATGTAGGCGTATTCTTCACCGTTTCCGAGGAATTCAAAGATGTCAGGATCTAGACGGGGAGGAGTATCCTCACCACGTTCTGAGTAATACATTGGGGAAGGAACTTCCTTCTGAATGTCATACTTAATAGATCCGTCTTCATTACGAACTAACTCTTGACGAGTAGAACCATCAGGTGAAACAATGGTTTGATAGAGTGCTTTAGCTCCCCAAGTTTCTTTGGAGTAACATACACTCATGTCACCACCATCAATGAGTTCAGTGGCTTTTTCTGTTGTGTTGTAGTGATCTCTCAGTTGACGGCCAAGCCAACTAGGATAACCATCGTAATGGTGATACGCAGAAAGAATAGAGCCATCTGAGAGTCGAGTTCCGATTCGTGATCTAGTTCCCATGGGAGTGAAGTGTGAATTACATAGATGGAGCACTTTGGAGGTGAGTAACTTTAATCCTTACGAATATACCTTCCGTTTCCTCCACATAACTCACGAACTCCACGGGTGAGAACATCTGGGTTGTCAAGTGCGGCCACAGAGAATGCTTCCAACTCCATGAGAATAATATCATCACTGGCACCTCTCTGTCTGTAGGTGTCAACGATATTCTCAATGTTGTCTGCTGTTAGTGTCTTAGACACAAACCTCATAAAATCTTCTTTGTCACCAAAGAGGAGACGACTTTGACCGTTGTCCTTACCCTCCAGACAATCCTGAATGGCGTGCTGTGCTTCATGTCTGAGTGTATCGTAGTCGTTTGGAGTCCACGCAACCTCAGTACTTGAAAGGATTTTTCTATTATCTTGACATATACCTAATACATTTGCGTTGGGAATGTAGAACCCGTCAATATCATCTTCGTTACAGAATTCTGGTTCGTTGAGTACAACAACGATACCATTCTCTTCAAGAGTATCAATCAACGTGAGGTGATCCTCGTGTGTTTCAGCTTTGATACTGGGTGATAACAAAAGAGTTGCACCAAGGAGAGAAGATGCAACTTTAGAGAAAATGTTCATGATAAATCAAGCTTTGAAGAAAATAAACTCAACCCCACCATCTTCGGGGTCTTGGCCATCGACAATCCATTCATCCATGATTGCCTTAGATGTTTCCACATCTTCTTTTTCTACGAACTCCATGAAACGGGAGAATAGATATTCACCCATCTCATCGACTTGAGCTTCCATTGTTTTGTTCATTGGTAGTGTGGGGGGTGTCAGTAATGGGGCAGTTTGGGGGTGAGTAAGTTTAATTGAACTTACCCTGAGTGAAGTTGGTGTAACTGAAGACGGGACGATCTACGAGTTTGTAGACACGACCAGACTCAGAATAGAACACGAAACCTTCACCAACTACCTCATAACCGTTGGGGAGATAAGTCTTTGGTGCGTCATGAACAATCATGGAGGACATGAGATCGTCCTTCAGATCAGTCACCAACTGATAAAGGTTGGTAAGGTATATATCACCAAGAATCCAGTTGAGATCACGGTCCTCAATCATCTGACCTGAAGCAATCAATGCGTTGATCTGTTGTTGAGCAACGAAGGACTCTTTTGAAGACATAAAGTTGACCTTAGACAGGTCAATCTTGGGTGCATCGATGTCCTGATAGACAAAATCAACAGAAGGCTGACACCACTTGATGTGGTCATCATCAACAAACAACTCAGTCAGAGGAGAACCAACAGCCTCAGACAAATTAGCACCGACAGTGTAGACCGTGTGAGGTGCAATCACCAGTTTCTGTGATACAACCTCAGGGAAAACATAGGTCAGAGTATTAGTCTTGAAGGTGTCAGTACCACCGAAACCCATGAAATCACCTTGATACACACCAGGGAACTGGTCACGATCAAGGAACTTCAACATCAAGAACAACATATTGGCTACGTTTTCTTGATGACCAAAGTGAGTATTGATGTCATTAGTATCGTAACAAAGACGAACCTTTTTCTTGTTGAATGCCGCTTTGGTACATACAAAGAATCGACCCTGATAGTGACCCCAAACAATAGCCGGAGCTCCATCAATCTTGAGTGAAACATGACCACGAGAATAGAGGTCACGGATCACACGAAGGTCACCTGAAAGGATAGTATCTTCGGGGTGTTGTTGATGGGTGTTTGGCATAATGTGAGAGGTCTTACACTAGTGGGGCACTTTAGAGGTGAGTAACTTTAACTTCAAAGACTTGAGGGCTTGTTTACGAGCCTTAAGGACACCTTTGCAAGTGCCCTTAGTCTTTTTGTCTTTACCTGAATTGAATTGCCAGTTGGGTTTGTTCATCACTCCGGGCGAACTTTATGGATTGTACCATATCTATCATATCCAAGACCTGCAACTCTTTTCTTAAGATGTGCAGTGTTCTGGGCTTTGATCTCGATACGTTCTTTGATAAAACCAGTGTAAACTGTGACTTCGTAGATGTTCATGAGAATGTGATAGTTTCGGAATGTTCGACAGGGAAGGAGTTAAGAACTTCAATTCGTTCTTGTTGTTCAGCGATTACGTCTAATTGATCCTGAATGGCAGATAATACATCTGGATGTTCACCAATACCCACAGGATTGTGGAGATAAACTTCCACATTCACACGTGCCTTGGCGATTACACCTTCGGCTTCAGACCGAAGGGCATCTAGGGTTTGTTTACGAAGATTGCAACTCATTTTTGTCAGAAATGTAGGGTAATTTGTTCT